ACCTGCATACCTGTTACCATGTCTACGGTATTGCCGATAGACGTGTCAGTTAATACAGCATCCATTACAGCCTCGACATATCCTTCTAATAGTTCCTCTGCTTGCTCACCACTCTTATAGCTTATCGCCTGGACAATGATCTTGGCTTTAGGAAACGCTTCCCAATTGTTTACAGAACCTAATGTACGTGGTTCAAAATCAGTAGTCCCTCTGTATATGCCAAGCCAAGGACAACGACTCGGATCATTGTTAATGTACTGTCCACGAGTTATCTTATCTTTCTTGAATATCTCAGTCACATCTACATTGCTAGATAATTGAGCTTGCAAAGCTTTCAATATGGTGCTTAGGTTAATCATTCTATGTCTCCCTCCAGCTTCTTAATAACTTTGTCTTTAACATATTTCCTATATATCTTAACCACTGCTGGCAATACCTCTTTCCTATTCGGAATCATACGACGTTTTGGTAATCTACCCTCTCCCTTCTGATGTGGTCTAGAGTACGGCAAATCAGATCCAATGCCTGCATCCTTAGTTGTAGCAAAAGGAACGAATGAAGCACGTAAACGACCTGTATGTTGCAACACTTTAGCAGTAGTATCGAATCTTCTATTCGGCTTTCTACCAATCCAACGACCACCAAACTTTAACGGCTTCCAACCTCCTACAAACTTACCTAAAGATCTAAAATTCTTTTGAACCCAACTGTCCATCCAGATAGCAGCTTTCTTATTCGGTATCTTCATGCCACCGCCAGATTTCGTATCTAACTTTTTCATAGCCTTAGCATACCGCTTGTCCAACTTACTCAGCGGAGGCTTAACTTTAGTATGTATACCGTCGTTAGGCATTAGCTTCTATCCCACTCTTCATCTTCAACAAGACTTGAGTCTACTTCAAAGTATTCTTCAGGACTAAACCCAAACACAGGATGATAATCCGATGTGCTGGAGTATATCGTTTCTCCTGCGGTATATACTACCGTACCGTCCACCAGTTGCATACCTGCTTCGCCATCTATTAACTTTTGTATCTTCATCATGATTTCTTCTCTAAACTGCTTACGATCGTCATCGCTCAGTTTAAAGTTTCCAAGACGAAGGTACGCCAAGTCAATAGCAAGGTCCTTGGCAGTTATGTTATTAGTAGAAAATGGAGTAGTGTAGTATCTACTAAGTAATCCATCCAATTCATATTCTGCATAGTAGATGTGAGCACACCCCACTTCAGTCGCTCCACCGATATTAGAAGTTTCTGGATATCGATGCATTACGTCATCCCAGTTAATATATCTACCCATATCAATCCACCTGCTCTAACAATGCTTTGTACTTATCCTGGTTTCTAAATGGATTACCATTAATGGTAGCCTCGTAGTACATAGCATAGAATCCAGGAGTGTTTGGAATAGTATGATCGTAGTAGTAATGACCATTCCCAGATGATGACATCGTGGCTGAATCAACCAGTGTTTCATCTCCATCGTAAATAGCTACATGTATCGCAGTTGGAGTGACTCCAGAGTTAACCCACGTAGCTTGAATTGTGTTACCTACTAAATATTCTTTAATGCTCATGGCTACTCCTTAGTATCCACTAGTATATTGTAGCGTTTCTTCGTGTCTACAATAATGGGCTGTGTCGTCAAAGCAGTGACAACGAAACCTCTTAACAATCCAAATAGTTCTCTGCTTATCTCATCCTGTAAGTCAATATTGTCTACCAGAGTACGAACATAGTCTTGCGGAGCTTGCTCTAGTGTACGAATGATACTGTCTACAACATCAGGATTATCTGATAGTAATCTGTACAGCAGTTTATCCTGCAGTATAGCATCTACAATGCTTACAGTACTAAGTACGTATCTTGATACCTGCTTCTCAATCAGTTCCTTATCCACAACCTCCAGATTACTCTGAAGTGTACGTTCAACAACAATAGCACCAGAGGTGATCGTGCGCGTTATTAAGTCAACTATGTCTGTGTTACTAACTAGTAGTCGGTATTTAAGTTCGTAAGACAGCACTAAGTCATTGACAGATATACTAGAAGACAATGTACGTTCTGCTACGAACCCCTCAACTATAGTTCTAACAATAACATCCGTCAAATCAACATTACTAGAAAGTAATCGGTATAACAGCTTCTCTACGATGATGGGATCCTGTATGTTTAGTTGATCCAGTAGTTGTCTAACTTTTAACTCATAAGCTTGCTGTTGATCTTGAGTATCTATACTGGAAGACAATGTACGTTCATAATTAACACCGCCAGTCACTACTTCAAAATGTCCAATATCAAAGGCACTACCCTGAGCCCTACTTGTACCAATAATATCATCAGTAACAGCTAAATCAGAATCACTCCCTAAATCTACGCCATAATCTAAAGCACCTGCATCACCACTAGTAATGTCCAACTTCCATGTGGAAGTGTCATTGAAAGTAAATGTTTGACTGTCTCTACTATTTGAACCTGTTGTTGTAGCATCATCAGCCGCATTATAATCTGTAGCAGAAGTCAAGCCTCCATCATCAACGAAACAAGTTGTTGCATTAGCTGCTAGACAATTCTTTAAAGTGACTCGATTTGTCCAACCACCTAAAGCCTCTTCAAAACCGGCTGTTCCACCATAGGCAGTAACATTATGCACATGCCATAGTGTTGAACTGCTTCCATGCATATATACACTATTACACTGATAACCTGGAGTGGAATCTTTATGGTAAAAAAGACTATTCTTAACTTTGATTGTTGTCCCACCAACTGTGTTCCACTCAGAACCAAAGGCAAAGGCAGCAGAAGAATCACCCTCACTATATGCAATACAGTATTCTACAAGGAAGGCTCCGCTCGCTCCAGCTAAAACAAAACCAGCAACACCTGACACATTAGTTGATTGTCCAACTTGTAAATATTTAAAGTTAACAAAAGACTCATTACAGCGAAATGGATATGAACTAGTACTTCCTAATTCTATTCGATACTTACTTGTATCCCAATAGGGTAAAGTAAGTGTATCACCTATGATAGAGATATCGTTGCTAGCTCCAGTAGTCCACCCATCGATTAAAACGGCAGTATTATCTACTGTTGACCCTGTGCAATATACTACATGAGTATCACCATCAGTTACTAAATCTGTTTGCTCTGCAGCTTCCCATTCAGACATGCTCGCATAGGCACGATTAGCTCCAGATGTAGCATTAGTAGTTCCATCACCTCCAGGAGTAGATGCTGTATTAATATATCTGGTAATAGTTGCCATTAAATAAAATCCTGCAACTCATCAAAATATCTGTTACTTTGTTTGTTCCATAACCATTCTTTAGTTTGATTCAAAGATAATGTTACATAGCCGATATCCCAATTAGCTTTTTTATTATTAGGTAAATCTGATTTACTATCTAATGTATCATTACGTCTACCAAAATTAAAACGTTTTTGAATCTTTTTCTCTTCCATTAAGATATTTACTTGCAATCCATCTCCTACATCACCATTAAATTGCACATTACGCAAAAATGGCCAATGTTCTGGATTTGCCAACATATCATTATAATCTTTAATCATAACAACCTTTGGCTCTTGTGCTCCAAAATCTTCTTGTGGTGTAATTAATTCTTTAATTTTTGCAAATGGAACAGTATCAGGTATGCCTGTGATAAATACAAAAGCCCATTTATCTGAAATTGGCTCAATTGGTATATAATTACTACCAGATTTGATAGCTGGGAAAAAATCCATATTTTCCTGCGCTAATTGCAAATCTGAAGTAATTAAAAAGATTCTAATGATATCACCAGATTTGATGCGACGAGCATCTTTTTCCATATTTGCAAGCATATGCATCTTATCTTGTCGCAAAGTCTGTATAGCAATATCATAGGCCATTTTATTTATCCTCACTACAATGCATGCGAACCAATCTGAATTTCTACTTGTACCTTGAGGAAATCAGAAGCGTTCAATGTTGCATCGACCGAATTGACATGATTTCCCATGATGCCGGAACCTGAGTTCGCGTGGTTAGCAATCATCGCTGAGCCTAGCGCAACACCAGTTAGTCCATCCGCATCGCCTGCCCATGTCGCAACCAACACAGCAACCTCATTAGAGCTTGCGATGACAGCGCCAATCTTACGCTCAACTTCACCAAGTCCACCCTGAACAGAACCCAGAGAACCAGCAGCAGTAGCAGTGCCGATAGCAATGTAACGGAATGCACTGTTGGTACCTGTCGCATCACCAAGCATCAACTCAGCGATAGCATTCAGGCCATCCTTAGTTACAATATTTTCAACTTCTCTCTGTTCAATAGTTCCATCAGCACGTGTGATAGTGAACTTCCATTTACCTCTTACGGCAAGAGCGTCTCCTTGATCAGTCAAACCACGGAACTGATCAAGGATACTACGTTCTTTAGAAATATTTCGATCCATAGTCTTTCACCTTTTCGTCAAATAAAGCGCTGAATAACTTTTCAGCGTGTTCTTTTTTAGCGAAGTACGCTCTTACAGGCTTTGCCTGTTCTAAGTGGATACCTCCATTGAGCTTAGATGTGTCTAGTGCGAAGCCGACTTCAAAACCTGTAGCCAGCACTCGTGCCAGGACATCGTAAAACTCAAGACCATCTACCAGCATCCGAAGTTCTCCAAGCTCAAGTAATTCTTCCCATATCGCAATACCTTCTTCAGCGCGTTGTCGCATCTGTGGCGATATGCGACTAGTAGACTGCAGCTCGAAACGACACATCAGAGACAGATCACGCATCCACAAGAACTTACCCAGTTTACGCTCTGGATACTTCTCTCGATCGCGAACCATCAGATCAATGTTGCGCTCGAACCTGGCTCGTCTTACCGCTTCAGTGGTGTAGCCCTGATGAGCTATCTCCACATCCGGTAGTAACTGCACATGACCAACCCCTTCATTTATTGCACGTTCAGGATGCTCATGAACAACACCAAAGAATTTCACGCCTCTGTGATTGCGGAATAGACGACATGGCATGTCTGTCTTCATCACACCTAACGGCTCCACCGTAAAGTGATGCTGCTTGATAGCGTAGCCTTCGAACGTATTGTTGTGCAGGTATTTGAACAATTCTTCAGGACGTATCAGTATCTCATCGGCGTCCATCCACAGTATCCAGTCACCGGTTGCTTGTTCAATAGACTTATTACGTGCCTCGTCAAAGCCTATGTTCAGGGGAGAATCAATGTCAATAGTCTTAACGATCGGCCAGTTGCCCTTGATATCTTTCGTCCAGGCATCGATCACCTCACGGGTGCGATCCGAGGTGGTATGGTCAATAGCAAGAATGATCTCATCAGCCACAGAGCGCGCACTGTCCAGTGTCTTCTTTAGTGTGGACTCTGCATCCTTAACAATCATACACAGCGATACAGTCTGACGTGGAACTATCTCTGCAAACTTACGCCCCATATCGATGACACCCGATACATCGTCTTCATCTGGTTTGCTGAAAGTTGTCACGTAAGAACCTAGCTTAGAGTACCACTTGCTAATGCCAGCCGGTACGCATGCCACGTTGTAGTTAGGGAAGTGTCCCCATAGATCTTTCAAGTCGGCTCTGTCAAAGTGCCACACGTGCGCACGCCATGGATAGTGCTCATCGTAGCCCTGTGCTTCCCAAGGTCCAAACGGTGTGGTAATAATCATCGTACCATCTTCGTTAAGATAACTATTCAATGTATCAATATAGTAGGCCGGGTCGCCAACATGCTCTATGACCTCAGCAGCAATGATAACATCGAACTTGCTATCTAATGGATGACCCGATGAGAGTTCAACGTAGCCATCTTCTGATCCGTCTCCTTGTGGGATTTCTCCTTGCATGAAGGTGACGTTTCCGAGTCCTTCTTCGTTGGCCCACTGTCTTGCCTTTGTGACGTTCGATATAGTAATGTCCACACCGACAAAGTGGCGGTCTGGGAATCGTTTCGCCAGATTAATCGTATAATGTCCATGAGCACAACCGTAGTCAAGTATAGTGATGCCAGAAGGAAGATCACCAACAATACTGGAGACATGTTCAAAGCGAGAATTACCCTGAAGATTTTCCGGACCATAGTCGACTCCTCGATTCTTTTCATACTCATAGTAGGCTTCGTAGTGCTGCGCCCATGTGTTGTCAAAAGCAAACCTATAGCATTCGTTCAACTCGTCCAGCGTCTCAGCTAAAATGTCGTCTTTCTTTAACTCGTTGCTACCAACAACTTCATAGTTCGTATAGGTCTGCAAAGCATAAATATCGCTGTGCTCCAATAGATGACGTGCTATCGCACCCTTGCTACGGTTCTTCTTGAACAGAGTATCGATATGACCAAGCAACATGTCAGCTGACTTGTCCCAGCTAAACTTCTTAGCCGCTTCCTGTTGTATTTCTTTTAGATCAGGTCGAAGTTCTTCTGTATAGTGTTGAATGGCATTGACAAATCTATCAATATCAGGAAGACCATCTTCATTAGGTTTTAATAAAATGCAAGCTGTAGATTCTTCGCACGTCTCTGGTAATGCACCGACCGCACAACTGATAAATGGTAGACCTGCTGCCATACACTCCATCGCCGTGATGCAGGACACTTCCTCGAAGTTCGGTTGTTGTGGTCCTGGTGTAGGATAGACCAGTGCATCACACTGACGCATCACATCAGCCAGTTCCTGCTTAGTCAGGTATCCCAGATTAGTGACATTCGGTAACTGCTCAACACGCTGATACAGATACTCATAGTAGGGAGCCATTTGTTGCGTGACATTGTTGTAGGCGCAGATGTACAGATGGTACTTAGGATCGATCTTGGCCAGTCGCTCCATAATACCGTCCGGTGCGACCAGATGCTCAAGACCACGCTCAGGACGGGAAGTGTAGAGTAGCTTAGTCTGATCAGATTGGTTAATGTCAAGAATGTGATAGTTGCTACTGCCATCTTCATTTTCAACTAACTCTTTTTCAAACAGACTTAAATCAACACCGTTCTGTATTGGGAAGATCGCATCGCCGTTAATGCCGTACACGTCCATGTACTGCTTCTTATGCATCTCGCTCACCGTCAGGATGCCAGTCGTGTTCCACATCTGTGAAGCGATCTCAGGCTGATCACGTACCTGAGCTAGGTCATGTACCCACCATAGATTGATCTTACTTGCCCACGGGAACCGGAATGCCAGTGGGTGTCGTTGTATGATCAGCACATCGTGCGGTGTGTTTGAAGCGTAGAAATGAAATCTATCCCCTAACGGATTAGCCTCCGTTACGTGTCCAGCATAGGTGTACTTCACACCGTCCCAGACACCCTCCTGCTCATGATTAGTGAATAGCGTTACTCTATGACCTCGCTTGGCGAGTTCTTTTGCCATATAGTAAGCAGCCGTTTCGCTTCCACCAAGTGAGCTACCCTTGATAGTTTCGCCATTGAATGGCATTCCCATGCAGTGCATTACGATGAACATTGTTCAGTTACTCCCCTATTTATTAGCAGCTTTAGCTGCGTCTGCTGGCGTGGCTGGCTTGACTTTGTCTTTGCCATCTACGTCAATGTTAAATTCTTCCTTAAGCTTGTCAGCAGCCTGTCCAGTGCTTTCCTTCTTAAGATCATTAATGTGCTTCTTTACTTTATCCTTATTAGGATCATCGTTGTGTGGACCAATCGCCATATCATTCTCCTTTTACATTTTAAAAAAGAACTCAGGGGAGGCCATGAAAGCAACCGTAGGAGGGAACCTCCCCTGAGCCTTAACCGAAAACTGATTAAGTGCTACTGGTAACGTTAGTTAACAGGAACCCATATTCAGCACCAGTAATTACTTCATCCTGGTAATAACCAACTTCAACATCTTGTGCCTTGATCTTGGTATCATAAGGATGACGTTCAACCTGCATATTAGGCAGACCCGGCTGATTCCAGCGGAAGCCATATGCAAAGCTTGGACGGTCCTTAGACACAGAGGTTGGAGTGTGGTGAGCCAGCACGTGGTCGTCCCAGATAGCGGACAGGTTCTCAGTCAAACCTTCACCCGCTGTATTCTGGAATGCACCGCCAACGCTAATCTGTTCAACTTCAAACAGGTCAGCGACTTGAGCGACACTGGCAAATCCACCACCGTTATTAGTACCGAAGATAATGTTACGAACATCAACATGACGACGGAATACCTGCCAAGCCTTCAGACCAAAGGTCAGACGGTTAGGACGCTTGCCAGTGCTGTACTGCACGTTGTCAAGCATGATATTCACATCACCAATAGGATCAGAACCGGCACCGCCATCGTTCCATGCTGAGCTAACAGCAGAGTAAGAACCGACGTTAGAACCAGAAGTGACTTGATTAGCAACACGTACTTCCCAGTCAATCATCAAACCGTCCATGACAAGTTCTACCTTGCCTTGGTTCAGGTTATCCAGATAGATAGGATCTGCATTCTTGAACTGCTCGATTTCGATAGACGATTTCAGAGCATAGTTTTTGCAGTAGTAAGTTGCGGAGCTAACGCTTTCTTCGATGCGTTTAGCTTCGGTACGTGGCGCACGCTTTGTATCATGTACACGTAAACGATCTTCACGACTCCAGATAGTATAGAGGTCAGACTGTTTACTTACATTGACAATCGGCATGATGGTATCGGCAACAAATCCGTCAGGACGGTAGCCAAGAGCCATCTCCGATAAAGCGGCGTCAATATGTAGGTCTTCGTGTGTAGCACCCATAGTATTAACTCCTTATTAGGCTTGGCCAGCAGCAAAGTTGACGAAAGCTTCACCGATACCGCCCGAGCTAACAGCAGCCAGAGCACGACCAATGAAGTCATCACCAGAACCGGCAGTGACAAGATAACCACTCGTTGTAACAGTCAAACGAGCACCAGCAACAACAGCAGCACTGGCAACGTAGCGAGAACGACCCGCCATGCCGACGGTCATATCCTGACCGGACTCAGGCTTATTCTGCAGAATACCCAGTGCAGTTGTTACTGCTGCTGCAACGGTACCATCCACATCCACTGCTTTGTACTGAGCACCTGAAAGATCCTCAGTGGCGTTAACGGGAACGCTAGTTAGATAATCACCCATGACTTACGCCTCCCCTTTGGTGTAGCGATTAGCAAGATCCAGGTCTGCCTGAAGAACTTGACGCTTGGCAGTAGTGAAATCTTTCTCGCCGTGTTTGGCCATATACTCACGAGTACGTTCAACAACGATTTCGTCAGCACGCTTACCTTCTTCATTGTCAAGTTTCTCTTGACGTTGACGTGCTTGCTCAGCACCAAAGTAAGCAGGATTAGCATCAATAGTCTTTTCCAGTTTCTCAACTGCAAACTTGACCACCGACTTATCTTGAGCCTCGTCGTAGTCACGAAGCAGATCATCACGTGTGAACGGAGTGATCTTCTTCTCTTTGACCATGGTGTCGAGTTTCTGCTCAAGGGTGCCTCGCTCTTCGACTTGCTTACGATGAGTTTCGGCCACTTCCAGTGCCTTAAACTCAGCTTTTTGAGTCGTTAACTTACGCTCTAACTCAAGGTTAGATGTAAGTAGCTTCTCATTTTCGCCTTTCGAAGCAGCAAGCTGAGCTTTCAGAGATTCAACCTCTGCATCTTTATCATGATCGCTCATGGTTTTACTCCTTGCTTTTTTACTACTTGCGGTAAACACCGCACGTTTTTGATAATGTAACTCTTTCCCCATATAGGCTTGCAAGTCGCTCAACGTATTAACAGCCGGTATATCCGCACCGAGTAACGCGACACCTGATAGCACCCAAGGATAGAAGTCACCCTTATGTTCTACACCCATATCCAGTTCAACTGAGACATGTTTGTATAGATTGCTCTGCATTGCAGAAAATACTACATCTGGAATATCAATGAATTCAGCCATTAACTTATCGCCTTCAACAAAGACATCACCAACCCAACCAAGAGCAGGTTGCCCATCGGTAAAAGGTTGTTCATCGTTATGGCCCATTTTTAATGGAACCTTATGAACATCACGCAACTTATTAAACGCTGCGGACATCAGTTTCAAATCTTCAATGGTAAAATCTAATCCGTTCCACTTACCAACAGCAAAGATTTCAACCTTTAGACTATTAGCCATGCACTACCTCCATATTACTAACTGGATGTTTCAAATGACAAGTATCACATAGAGAATATGGCTTAGTGACTATATCTTCCATCTTATCTATATGTATATTGCCGATAATACTTTTTCCATCTCCATCTAAACAGCATGTTTCAATATCACCTTTAGATGTTACGAATATTCTACCCTGAGCGACCCATCCGCATTCTGTCGTAGGAGCGCTAACATGCCAATCTAGTTGACCTGCCCAATTGATAGCGGCTGTACTTGGGTCTGCACTTACTCCCCACAGCACTCCGTATCGTTTGC